CTAGAGTCCCAGAAGCATGCTTTTTGTATTATGGTCAAATTCCTTATAAATCAACGACTTACGAGCGACGCACAGGTAGCTAGGGAGCGACGGTTATAACTCGGTTTCGTACAAACGGTACAGTTAAAAACGATATAAGATTAACTGACAATAATTTAATATTTTTTTAGCTTGTTTTTCGGTCCAAAAAAATTTAATATTTTTTTCCAATGGCCAAGAAAAAAATTAAAAAAAATGGACGTCCGGGGTTATCATCCAAAACACGTTTAACTCGTATGCAACAATTATTTGTTCGTGAGTTGGTTGCCAACGACGGTCACATAACTTTACGAGAGGCGGCAATTAATGCTGGTTACTCGGTGAGTTCTTCCCACACAAGAGCATATGAACTAACAAACCCTGATATAAGCCCGCATGTTGTTGCTGAAATTAAACGTTATCGTAATGAGCTTGATGCAAAGTTTGGCGTAACGTACGGCAGACATGTTCGTGAACTACAGAGAATTCGTGATGAAGCATTAAGCAATGGAGCTTACTCTGCAGCCGTACAAGCCGAGTATCGTCGAGGGCAAGCCCAAGGTGATATTTACATAAGCAAAAGTGAAGTTCGGCACGGCAGCATAGACCAAATGAGCAAAGAAGAAGTATTAAAAGCTATCGAGGAAATAAAATCTTATGGCCCGTCCAGTGAAAAACAAACAGATACCAGCAACCGCGACGCCGAAGGAATCGGGACTGTGGAAACAAGTCCGGGAAGCTTTGAAGCGGACACGACCAAAAATACTACCCACTAGATTAGAATCGTGGGCCTTGCCCGGTGTACCAGACGTCATGCTCTGTGATGAAAAAGGTAGGTTTCATTTAATAGAATTAAAGTTTTGTAACGGCAATAAGGTAGGCTTGCGTCCGCACCAAGTTGCTTTTATGACGCGCCACCAACATGCCAGCGTTTGGGTTTTGGTTAAGCACCAGAAGATAAATGAAAAAGATTTTCGTATTTTAATTTTTAAAGGCGAAGAAGCGGTTAATCTTGTTATGGATGGTTTAAAAGGTTCTCAAGAAGTTGCTGAGTTTAAAGGTCCTTTTGTAGAGTGGGAAAAATTATTTAAAGTTTTTGCCCCATGAATATCTTTGAAGATGAAACAAAATTATTACGTTTAAAGCTACGGTTAGCTCAATTAGACAAAGTAGAGAACAGTAAAAATAATTTCCTAGCTTTTGTCCAAGCGATGTGGCCCGAATTTATTTTAGGCAATCACCATAAGACTATTGCAAAAAAACTAGAAGATATTGCAAATGGTAAAATTAAACGATTGATTATTAATATGCCGCCTCGACACACAAAAAGTGAGTTTGCTAGTTTCTTGTTTCCCGCTTGGATGATCGGTAGAAATCCCGCCATGAAAATTATTCAAGCAACACACACCACGGAACTTGCTGTTAACTTCGGACGTAAGGTTAAAAACTTATTAGAAACAGATGAATACGCTACGGTTTTTCCAAAAACAAAACTAGCCGCAGACAGTAAAGCATCCGGTCGGTGGGACACAAAAAGTGGTGGGATGTACTACGCCGTGGGCGTTGGTTCAAACTTAGCGGGACGGGGTGGTGATTTAATTATTATTGATGACCCGCACTCGGAACAAACCGCGTTATCTAACAACGGTTTCGATCAAGCTTGGGACTGGTACACCGGTGGCCCTCGTCAACGGTTGCAGCCGGGAGGTGCTATTGTATTAGTTCAAACCCGGTGGTCAGAAAAAGACATGACGGGACAATTGATGCGGGCGCAAGCTAAAGACCCGATAGCCGATCAATGGGAGGTAGTAGAACTACCCGCTTTGATGCCGTCTGGAAACCCTTGCTGGCCGGAGTTTTGGTCAAAAGACGAATTGCTAGGGGTAAAAGCGTCCGTACCGCCCTATAAATGGAACGCACAGTATCAACAGAACCCAACCTCGGAAACTTTGGCTATTTTAAAACGCGAGTGGTGGAAGAAATGGAAAAAAGTAGAGGTGCCTAGCTTACAATACGTTATCCAAAGCTACGATACCGCGTTTTCTAAGAAAGAAACGGCTGATTTTAGTGCCATTACTACTTGGGGTGTGTTTTATCCACAGGAAATAGGGGGCGAACCGGCTATTATTTTGTTAGATGTAAAGAAAGGACGCTGGGATTTTCCTGAGCTAAAAGCGATAGCTAAAGAACAATACGATTTTTGGGACCCAGAGACCGTTATTATTGAGGCAAAAGCGTCCGGTACGCCGTTAACGCAAGAATTACGTCAAATGGGTATCCCGGTTATTAATTTTACGCCCAGTAAAGGCAATGATAAAATTTCTCGAGTGCACGCTATCTCTCCTTTGTTTGAAGCCGGTATGGTTTGGGCTCCGGATGAACCTTGGGCAGACGAATTAATTGAAGAATGTGCGGCTTTTCCTAACGGCCGTTATGACGATTTAGTAGACAGCATGACACAAGCTTTGATGCGTTATAGACAAGGTAACTTTGTGCAAACACCTACGGATGATTGGGGTTTTGAGAACGCCGGCGAACGCTTGAAAGTTAATGCGTATTACGGTTAATATATGTTAGACTAATATTTACCTAAACTGAGGAGACAGAGCAGTGGGACCTAAAATGATGGGAATAACAGGCCTTCCTCGCTACGCGGGCCAAGGTCCTTTAAATGTTCCACGTGAAACATTACCTCATTTTCAACAAGGCGGTGGTTTATTTGGTACGGCACCCGCCCCCGCTATGAACGCTCAACCTAATTTTAATCTTAACCTTCCGTCACAGGCACTGTCTGATCCTAGAGGTGCTTACGTTCCTGTTCCGGGCCAAGGGGTGTTTAACCCTAACTTACCTGGTGGAAATTACGGTGCTGGAGATTTTTTAGTAGATCCATCTACTATGGTACCTACTATACAGGCGCGGGACTATGAGAACGCGGCTTTTGAAGAGGGCGCTCCAGTAGGTGTGGGCAGTCCAGACACAATGTACGATTTTTCTGGTGGAGCCGGAATGGGTACCTCGGGTATAGAATATTACTCACCACCTACACGATATGTAGACGAAGGAACAAGGGATTTTGACAACGCAATGGACACCGCAGGAATGAATCGCGACAAAGCCAGCGCCTTTAACTCACTGTACGGTGGCGTAACTGCATTACCCGGCGGTGAGTCTACTAAAAATGCGTTTACTGAATCCCAAGAAGGTCAGGCTTATTTGCAAGCCGAAAGAGATGCTTTGGATCAAAGTAGAATAGACTATGCCGCAGAAACAGGGACAGCAACTCAATACGGAGATAAAGCCAATCTTATAGAAGACTATAACCGTATGTTAGCCGGGGAAACAACCGGCGTTAGCGGTAAGTCTTTGGTAGAGCTAGGCATTGTTAATCCTTTTGAGGGTCCAGCTTTAATGAATGCCGGAGTACAATCGCCGGTGTTTAGTGACTATGATCCAGCTATAGCCGCAACACAAGATTACAGCCCGGAAGGTATAGCAGCAATCCTAGAAGCATCTTCATACAGGGGCCCTATGGGTGCTACGCCCAACATGGGCATAGCTGCTGATTCTGCGCCATTAAATATGGATGAATTACAAAAAAGTGATCCGGCAAGATTTAACGCTATTATGAGTGCAATGGCAAGACCCACTATGGCTAACCCCAATACTATCGAAATACCCAACGTAGCTCCTATTGATTTTAGTGGTAGCGGTAATCAAGGCGGC